TTGTGCCTTACGGGCCGACCATTGGCCTGCGCCCGTGCCGTGGGTTGCCGCAGCTTTTACCTGGGCCACAATTCGTTTGCGCATGTCCGGCTTAGTGTAATTCCCAGCCGCATTCACCTCTCCGCCTTCAGCGTACTCGGTAAAGTCAGTGTCGTCCTTCCGCGCTTTTTTAACGGCACGAGGCATTTTGGAGGGCAGGATAGCCCCCATCCCACGACTGGCTCTCATACTGAGGTCCTTACATCTTGATCTGCTTGCCCTTGGTCTTGCCTTTCATGGCAACACCGTCACGGCTGGGGGCTGCGGTACGAACTGCGCCCATAGACGAAGCTTTGACGCCGCCGCCTTTGGCATAAGCCATGCCGCCGCCCATCATTTTCTTAGCCGCGCCGCCTTCTTTCATCGGCATAGCGCCTTTAGCGCCTGCTTTTTTCTTGGCGATCATTGCCATGAAACCGGGGTTCATTTTGCCTGCCATATTGCCACCTTTTGAAAATTTGCGGCTCTTGTCCGCGTTGGAAAAATCTTGACCCACAGACTGTGGGACTCCCACTTTCTTGGCAAACGACGGGCTGTGCGCCACCGCCTCCATGAACTTGTGCTGCTTTTTGCTCGTGCTCGGCATTACATGTACTTTCCACGAGTCTTCCCGCGCTGAGCAATACCGTCGCCGCGCTTGGACGCTCCAGCCACCTTGCCGCCCTTTTTGAAGGTCTTGGATGGGGTTAACTTGGCTATGGAATCAGATGCCGACGGCAGGCCGGGAGTAGGCGCAGCGTTGGAGTTGGCGTTGGGGGTAAACCCAAAGGACGACCCTTGGTTGCCGTTCACCGCTTGGTTGATCTGCTCCAAAGACTGGCCCATTTGGTCCATAGCGCCTTGCGCCCCGCCGGAATTACCAAGCCCAGTCAGCCCACCAACGTTAAATCTTTTTGTCTTCATCGACGCCTTTCTTGCGGTTGGCAAAATCTTGATATGCCCACCGCTGTACGGTATCAGTTTCCCAGATGCGGATAACCATCCACACGATGGTCAACACGCCGCCAATGAGCGTTACCACGGGCGTCATCCACCCTAAGAAGCCCCCAAGGCCCATTACTATGGCAGCGCCATCAGTCATTGTTTTTACATCGTGGTTCATGTCAACACTTCCAAGCCCGCAGGCTTTTGTTAATCCGTGAATCCGGGTCTTTGGCCGTCTTGGGGCTGGTCAGCTTTTTCTTCATCCCCTCCATACGGGCGCAAAAAGAGTCGCGCCTGCTGCCGCCCTCGGGTTGAGGGGGCTTGAGGTTCATACCCTGTTTTTTCGCAGAGGCGCGGCCCTTGGCGTTGAGTCCGCCATTGGGGTTCTTGCCTTCCTTGCGTGTCCATGCGGGTGATTTAGCCATAGTACACGTTAGCAGAAAGTAAGTTGCTCATGTTTAGGTAAATACCGTTTTTAACCAGTATTCCCTCTCCTGGGATCAACGCAAAATTGCCAAACAAGTCAGATGCGCCAGTGTCGTAGCTGGCAATCCACAAAGATGAATATACAGCCGCTGTTCCACCTGCAATAGTCCCAGAGTTAATGTCTGTGACTGTAAACGTGTCTGCGCCTGTGCGTGTGATGGAGTAGTTGCCGTTTGTGCCTGATGACCCGCTTGCTGTTGCAAACGCAAGCCCAACCACATCTCCAGTAACCAAACCGTGGGCTACCTTTGTAACGGTGATAACAGCCGCAGTCCTTGCGTATGTAGCCGATACAGGTGCTGTGGCGGTATCAAAGATGTCCAGCGTTCCAGCCGTGGCTGTGCCAACCATGGAAACAGCTTTGAGCCTATTTCGCCCTAAAACAACAAAACCCGAGTTGTTAAGGTGTCCTGCTTTAACGTCTGTTTGCATTCCCATAATCAATCTCCTAAAAAGCGGGGGCCGAAGCCCCCTGGATCAATTAAGCAGACGCTGGGAACTGCGAACCGTTAGAGTTGGCAACCACATACACGATGGTGTACTGCACCGTACCAGCAGTAACAGCGGCCACAGTGGGAGTCATTGTGGCAATCACTTTAACGTCCGTTGCGCCAATACCAATCCCGTTGGGGGATGCAGTAGAGGCTGCGCCGCACCATGCGCCTAATTTAGCGGCTGCGTTACTGATAGCCGCACGGCCAGCAGTAGTCACATCTGTAGCGGCCCAGTACAAAGCGGCGGTAGTGCCATCCCCAATGCTGACGTTGGCGGCAGTGGAGCCGGTGAACGCAACAGTGGTGTCGATGTTAATTTCAAGGATTTGTGCGCCAGCAGGCAACACACAAATGGTGTCGGTGGTAGCTGAAGCAGCCTGACCGGTGTAATCTTTTTTGAAGGTTTGAGAAACAACGGTTGCGCCGCAGTTTTCAATTGTGCCGACAGTCGTGCCGGTGGTGTTACGGACAGTGCCCAACAACCAAGGGCCAAGGTGAGTAGCGAAACCCATAATCAATTCTCCATGCGTTAAAGCGTATCAATCTTGCATGACAGTCAGCCGGGACTGTTTGATACGCCGGGATTCCCGGAATGAATGCAATATACACCAAAAGAAAAAGGGGCACAAGGCCCCTTTTTCAGTCTCATCAAGCCGAGCCAGGAGATCCGAAGATACCCAGGGGATCAGACACGCCGAACGAATAACGCTCACGGGCCTTGTAGCGGACGTTGCCGGTGTCGAAGTCGCCGTCCATGCTGTTGGACAGCGGGGTACGGACAAAGTGCTTCAAACCGTTAGGCACGTCAGTCAACAAGAACCAAGCATTGGTGTCGGTCAAAAAGTGGTTAACGCAGTAACCACCAGGGATCGAACCGTTGCTCTTAATCGCGTTGATGTCGTTGTCAGTGGTACCAACACGCAACTCGGTCTCGAGCAGGCGGGTAGCCACGAACATCAGGGCGGGAGGGATCACCAGCTTCTTAGGCTTGGCGGCGATCAGCAATCCACGCTCATCAGTCCATGCAGCGATTTGAATCACGGCATTTTCCAAGGAGGTTTCATTCAGATCGGCACCAGTCGTGGGCCGGTTGCTGTTGACGCCACCAGAAACCAAGGGGTGGTCAGTAACGCACAGGGCTTTACCGTCACCGTAGGTAACCGATGTATTGAACGCTTGGTTCAAAGTGAAAGCAGCCTTGACTTGCTTGGTGTAAGCCATACCACGGGCCAAAGCCTTGGTGTAGCGGCTGGAGAGGCTGTCGTACAAGTTATCTTCCACAGCTTCCTCAGTGATGGAGAAGCCCATCGCAATGGTTTCGTGTTGATAACGTGCAGTCCAAGCTTCCTGCGCATTGTCATAAGCAATCGCAGCGCCCTCGTTTTTAACGGGAGCGGCCTGGAAGCCAGACAGCTTGGTTTCCTCTTCAAAGCTACGCTCCGAGGATTCGGTTTCGTAGATTTCCTTGTGCTCTTCGCCGTACTTAGCGTACTCGAGACCAAACAAGGCATTCAAGCCGGGGAGTAGCTCTTTGAGCAGTTGTGAACGTGAAATTGCCATTTTAGATTACTCCTTAAACGCCAGTGGCGAAGTAGTAGGAATGCGTGCCGAAATTGAACTTGACGATCAAATCGGGGTAAGTGTCGGTTGCGGTGTTTTCATCGTAATCAACAATACGCATTGCCAGGGTACTGGTGCTGGCCAAAGAGGCACCATTTGTACCAACCACCAAGTTCACTCCAGAGTTACCGGTAAGGGTGTTACCAGCGCTGAAGTTGCCCAGAGCGGCGTTCTTGCCCACAGCGCCAGCGGCACCGTTGGTCAGAGTACCGAAAGCGGCGGAGCCTTGGACTTGGAACAGAGCGTCCGGGTCGTCAGTGACACGGATAAACACGTCAGTGTAGCCAGCGGTAATAGCGCCAGCGGGGCAGTACTGAGCGTACTGTGGCTGGTTCAAACCGGGGGTTACATAACGCACACCAACGCAGACGCCCACGATACCGGCAGTGGTGCCAGCGGTAGGAGTTGCAGTCAGTGCTTGAGGATTGCCAGCGCTGGATAGCTGAACAATGTCGCCATTAAAAATGGCGTTTGAGTTGTTGGTGGACAACTTGTATTCGCGGAACGAGCCCGCGAAGACCTGACCGCCGATCAAATTGATCGCACGTAGGCCGAAGGGGGTTGCAGTAGATGCCATTTAAGCCTCCAAAAGTTAGATACCTTTACCGAAAGTAACACTTGAATTCCGCTCTTTGAAAAGCGGCATCTTCGGGTTATTTTCACGCATGAAAGTGTTATCCACTGAGGTCATCTGCGAATTGGCCTGATGTTGGTAATACGCGTCACGATCCTGAGAGAATTCCACTGGGGTTTTGCAAAGCAACAAGCCTCCTACCTCAATGCAATCCGGGAAGCGACTTTGTGGGTTGCTCAGGATTTGCAATTTTGGCTGAGTGCTGGCCTTTACAGGTTCCCAACCTTCGCGGAGTTTTGAAGAGATGTTGAGCGGGTCGGGATTATTGAGCGTAGACAAACGAATCCAACGGAAGGCCCATCCATCCTCAGGCTCAGGATCAGGCAGCAACTGCGGGGGTGCCCACTTGCGCGGACGCATCGTTTGTTCACGGGACTCAAGGTCTCGACTACCACGTTTTGTTTGGGTATTTTCTTCGCTCATTTTATTTCCTCATTTCTTCCGCAACCTTACGGGCATAAAGTTCCAAGGGCACATTAAGCCGTCGGGCGATTTCGACCTGCGATTTGGTAAGTACGACCTTTCGGGGCGCAGTACTCCGCGTTGCCGGTGCGACAACGTTTGACTTCTGGCGCTGAGGTGACGCATCAGCGGGTTTATCAGACTCAAACTCATCTGAAAACCTGGACCGCATTTCCTCGTCTATACGGCGAAAATAATCGTCGCTGGCCGGGGAAATCCGTTCATTCTCTACCAAGTCCTCGTGTAGGGCAATCGCATAAGCCGTCATTCGCCGGTTAGTGCCAAACCAAGGATTGGAATCCCGCCAAGCGTCTGCGCGAGGGTCTCTACGCGGCTCAGGGGGCTGTTGGGGCGTTTGTACCTCATTTCTTTCATCCTGTAAAGGGGCAGGTTTGAAATTATTTACACGCTCCGCTTTAATCTTGGCCGAGGTCATTTCCTCTTGGGCGTTGGCCAAAGCTTCCGAGTCCCCGGCCTCATATGCCTCTCGGTACTTGCGCTTGGCTTGGTCCATCTCATTGGCCACGACCTTCTTGGCCTGCTCCAGCAGCGCGGTTTGCCCCTGAGACAAAGAGCCCTTGAGCTTCTTGTTCTCCTCAGCAATTATTTGCGCTGCCCGCACGGCTTCCTCGCGCTCACGCAGGGCGGATTCCTTGGCCCGGCGCTCCTCGTGGTAGCCCTTGGTGAAGTGCTGGATGCGTTTTTTGACGCTCTCGTCGTACTTGTCAAGCTCCTCGTCGGTCATCTCCTTGGGAGCGTCGGCCATCGGCTTGCGATTGCGGTCCTCTGCGGGAGTATCGTCAACGATCTCAATTTCTGGGGCTTCGTCCGCCGCTTTCACGTCAGGCTTTTTGGCTTGCGCCTCGTCTGGAAACTCAAATTCAGTTTTTTCCATGGTTATTCCTTAAGCGCGGGTGATACCACGGGGGTCTTGCACAACTGCTTCCACGGAGTCATCGTTGATGATGCGGAACTCTTTGCCGTGGATTTTGATCCGCGTGCCGGTGTTGGGGCGAACCAACACGAAGTCTCCGACCTTACAGGATGGCCCACTGGGGAAGCGTTTTTCGTCTTTGTAGGCGTCTGGGCCGACTTTCACCACGAACAGCACTGGGGACAAAATTTCCTCAAAGTGCATGGTTTGCCCGGCTTTCACCAGCCCGCTGTCGCCATACTCCTCGTCAATGTCCGGGAGGACACACAACAAGTGGAAGGTTACTGGGTCAGGCACTTGCTTTGCCTTTTCTTCTGCCGAGGTATTCAAAATACCTGACAGGTCTACTGCCGCAACGTCAAATTCAGTCATCGTCATTTTCCTTTAGTCTACGCACGAGGTCGCCTATTTCTGACTGTGCGGTCAGGAGACCTCGGATAGTCCCTCCCAGTATCTTGTTGTCCATCAATTCTCCTTATCACCCGGTTTCGGTTGGCTGCGCATCAACTCTGCTTTGATCCGCGCCTGCTCCTGCGCGTGTGTGAGCTTCTGCCCGTGCACCTGCCCGCCGTGGGCCAGTTGTTGTGCGTGCCTCTGTTGCGCCTGCGCCATGCCTTGCTGTTGCTTCTGCGCCTCAAGCTGTTGAGCCTGCTGCGCTTGGGCCATCTCCATGTCGTGACGTTGGCTCTGCATCTCCATCTCTTGCCGGTGACGCTCGGCGATCATCACAGGGTCCTCGACCGTGCTGCCCTGGGCTTGCGCCTTGAGCTCAATCTCAGCTTGCTTGAGCAACAAGTCACCCTCAACCTTCTTGGCCTTGGTGTCAGCTTCCTGCTTCTTGATCTGCAACTCAGCTTGCTGCATCTGGACGATCGGGTCTTGTGCCATCTGCTGGGCTTGCTGTTGCTGAGCCTGGGACTTGCTCTGGGCCAACACCTGCTGTGCGGCCTGGGCCACCAAGCGGGACAACTGCACCTCCAACTCTTTGGGGATGTCTTCGTTGGGCGCGGGGAGCTCAACGCCGAGTTGCTGCTCAACCTTGCTGCGGTAGGCGAACGCCAAGTGCTCACTGATGTGGGCCATGATCTCCGACTGCATCTTCTGCGCCTGGGGGTTCTGGCCAATCTGCGCCATGATGAGCGGGTCCTGCATCATGGCTGTGTGCACAGAGATGTGCGCATCGTGGTCTTGGTAGATAAACGCCTTGGTGGGCTCCCCATTGAGGAACGCCATGTTCTCTGACACCGGGTCTCGGGGCTTCATGTCCTCGGCCATGGGCACGAGCTTCTCGCCGTTCTTCACGCCCAACACCTCAATCATCTGGCGGTGCAAGTAAGGCAAGTCGTATATCTGCGGTGCACCCTGGGCCATCTGCATGACCGCTTGGTACTGCATGATCCTCTGGGCCATCGTGCTGCTGTTGGGGTCCGACACAGGGATCACGTCCACCATGTCGTAGTCCGACTGCTTGACTTGGCGGTTGCCACTGGCGGGGTCGTACTCGTAATCCGACGGAGCGTAGTCGCGGATGATGTCCTTGAGGAGCTTGAACTCCTCCTTCATGCTGTAGTGCACCCGCGCCTGGACAGCCGACATCACCTTCAACTGCCGCTCCAGCAACGCCAGCGTGGTACCCACCGGGGCATTCGCACTCATGTCGCTGACGTTCATGTCCGCAATAGAGCCCAGACGGCGGCCCTCGTCGGTGATCTTCTCCAACAGCCCGGCCAGCACTTGGCTTGGCTCCTTGTACGGCAGGGCCATGATGTTGTCTTTGATGCTGCCGCTTGGCACGTCCACATCGCGGAACTCGCCCGGGGCGATGGGCGTGTCGTCGCCCTTGACCCGCAACCCTCTGGCCTTCAACCCGCCGGGCAGGTTGCTCAGTGTCCCCGCATCGACCAACTGACGGATGAGCATGGTGCCCGCACGCGCGTAGCCACCGATCAAATGAATCAGCCCCAAGCCGTAGGAGCCAAACCCTGGTATGTATGTGTACTGTACAAAGTGCTGACGCTTTAACTGGCGCTCATCGTCCGGCTCCCAATTGCGTCTGATGGCCAGCACGTTCTGGGTGCTGCGGTCAATGGTGATGACGTATGGCAGCGCAATCCCATCGTCGTCCTCGTACCCCGGCAGATCAAAGTCAACGTGGATCTCATAGATCTGGTAGCGCTCATCGTCAGTAAGGGAATACCCTTGGTCTTCAGCTTTGCGCTTCTCGATGTCGTTGTGGATGGTGACCGGCTCACCCAGGTCCACATCCCGGTAAAACCCACTGACTTGCAGCTTTTTAACCTCGTTCTTGGTCTTGCGCATGGTGTGCGTAAGCCGCTCTGAGGAGCGGGCGCTCGACGCGGAGTACGGCAGGATGATGTCTTCCGCCGGGATAAAAATTGCCACTTGACGGCGCAGTGACGGGTCGTAGTACACCTTCTTAAACGCGGACCCAGCCAACCCCAAGGAGTACAACAGCCGCTCGTGCTCAGGGCGATACTCCGGCATCTCCTCGGTCAACTGGTAGTTCATGTCCTCACGAACTCGCTCTGCGGCTTCAGTCTTGTACCGGTCGATGGCCCCGACGATTTCTGTCTTCACGGGCCCGGCAGCGGGGAATGTCTCGATGATGGTTTCACTCTGGAAACGCACTGCCGCTTCTGTCAGCACTGTGGAGTACACCCCGCACGCGCCCGTCCAAGGCTCAGTGCGCTCTTCGTACTTCATGCCAAGGACTTCCAGGCCCTTGACGTACATCTCAACCCAATCCTTGCGACTATTGATGTCAGCGTCAACTAACTCCAGTAGTTCGCTTGCCACTTTTTGTAGCTCCCCCTCGTCCATCTCTTCGGCCAAGTTGGCATCAAAGTCTTCGCCTGTAGCGGCGTCCGGCATCAGAGTAATCTCCATGCTGCCGTCGCTCATCGTTACTGACTTGGGATCCTCAATCTCGATCTCCAGGGCATCCTCGCCCGTTCCGTTTGGAACAATGCTGTCAAGGCCCAGTGGGGCTGCGTATAAACCTTTTTCCATGTTTGATCCTTAGTAGTACGCAGGCCGACGGGCCCGGTAGAAGGGTTCATTATCCTCGTGGTCGGTGTGCAACCGCAACAACCCGCCTTTTCTGATTCGCATCAAAGCCAGCGTCATCGCGTCTACCTCGTCGTCGTTTTCGCCCGCCGGGAAAGCCAAGATTTCCTCAACGGTTGACGCTGCCCACGCAGTCTCAGGAAACCATACCTGACCAGAGGCAAACATATCTGCCACAGCATTGAGCCGCGCAATCTTGTCTTGTCCCTTGCCAGGGCTGAAGTCCTGCACAAATATACCCGAGCGCCGCATTTCGTCAATGAGCGGTTGGCCAGACGCTTTGGCCTCCACGATAACGCTATCGGGCTCCCAATCTTTAAACTGCTCGTGGGCCATGACTTTGAGCTCAGGGAACTCGTACTTGCCCTTGACCCGGTTAAGCAAGATCACGTTGTCAACGTCCTCTTCGTTTTTCCACACGCCCCATGTATGACACACAGAGAAGTCAGACCGCTGCTTAGTGGTGAGTGCCGTATCGTAGGACTGCACAATGAAATCAACCGAAGGGGGGTCATCCTTGGTCCACCACTTGATCCACTCCCGCTTGATGATGGCCGCTTCCGACGCCGTGGGGTTCTGCTGGTACTGTGCATACCATTGCCACATGATGTGGTGCATTGACGCCCGGGTCTGCTGCAACGCTTCCACCGTCCACTGCTCTGGCCAAATGGATTTCTCGTTGTCAGTGTTCTCATTGAGGATGGCAGGGAACTCAAACGTCTCATACTTGTCCCCGCCCTCGTTCATGGCAGAGTCTTTTATCAGTCGCCCAATCAAGTCCCGCTGGTGCCAGCGCGTGTGCAGCACGCATATCTTCCCGTCCGGCATTAGACGAGTGCGCAAGCCCGCCGAGAACCACTCATAGGTCGAATCCAGCGATGAGGTGTTGCCTGCCTTGATGTCTTGCTCCGACAACGGGTCGTCGGCAATGATTAAGTGCGCCCCGCGACCGGCCAACGCGCCGCCCACACCGATTGCGAAGTACTCTCCGCCCTTTGTGGTGTTCCATTGGGCCGCTGCTTTGGCATCTGCGGCGATCGCCGTCTCTGGGAATATCGCCTTGTATTCGGGCGTATTGATGAGATTTCGCACTTTTCTGGCCATCACAACAGCCAAATCCGCCGTGTGGGAGGCCACAATTACCTTGTGGTCGGGGTGCAAACCGAGGTACCAAGCCGGGTAGTAGATGGAAATCATCTGCGATTTGCCCATCCTGGGGGCCATCGACACCGCAATGCGGTTTTTGATGTTCTTCTCCACGTCCATCAGCAGGTTTCCCAGCCGTTTTAGGTGGACTCCGAACTTGTAGGTGGGGTCCATGGCCGCAATGAACGCCAAAAAGTCCATCCGGCACATGTCAATGCGCTTGCGCCCTTGCAATTCGTCCATCAAAGCCAGCAATTCTGCCGCTTCCGCCGATGGCAAGCTCTTCACGATGCGATTTACTCGCTCCGGGGTCAGCACATCGTCGGTAATCACTCGCCAAGTACCTCAGACACGTCAACTTTGGGTTTGGTGGCCAGATTTGCAGAGTTGGACACCTCAAAAACGTCGCCTTCGATGACTTTTGTGAGCCTCTCGCGCAGCATTTGCTCCAATTCCTCGGTGGGGCGGTGCCGCATGGTGATTTCTGTCTTGTCTGTGAACAACCCGACGTCTGAAATCTTGCCCAGGAGCTCTAGTGACTTGATCCTGATGCGTGGGTCTTGGTTGTCGGACTCCAAGATCAGCTTGTTTGTGACGTAGGTTCGCAGTTGTGCAGCACTTTTGACCACGGTGCGGTCATATTCATTGAGTAATGCAGCCACATGCACGATTACCCCGGGGCTGGACAGGTCTGTGTCCGAAGCTCCCTGCTCCCCAGCAAAAATTGCCCGGCTCACCCGTCGATCTTCTTCTGTCGGCTCCGGCATGTAGTCCAAGTCTTCCAGCGCCGCAACGGCGGAAGCCACCCGGTCCCTCAAGTCTTGGAAGGTGGGTGCATAGTCTGCAAGTGGTACGTCGTAATCGATGACCGGTGTGTACATGGAGGAAATCGCACTCCTGGGGTTAAGCTGCCGTTCAGGATTTGCACCTGATCGCCTTCCCTTGTCGGGCCGTGCTTCGCTAGTGCACCCCCGGCAGCACAGTAAGTATAGTGTAATTTTTCACAGGTGTGTTTTATTTTGCGGACTGGCTTTTTAATTTGTGACGGGGGGTGTTTCTGGGAGACGGGGGGTGGGGTCTGGTCATGTACATTTTGTAAACATGAGGCACTTGTCATGTATATTTTTTGGGATTTTTTAAACATGATGTACTGTATGTTTGTACAGTTGAATGGTTTTTTGTGGTGGGGCCGGATGGAACACTCAGCGTAAGCGGACGGGCGGAGTCCCAAAGCCATAAGTGGGCCCCGGGGTGCGGTGGGGTCAACAGGGCGGGATTTTTTGAAGGTCTAACATTAGACAAACATCTAGACAACCACTTGACAAGCCGGGCGCTTTGCGTTACAGTTCATTTGTCGGTTTGGAAATCACTTCAACCCGGCATTTTATCAACGCAACTCAAGGAAATCAAAATGACAAACGTCATCGTTCTCCCATCTTTCGATTCTCACGCAAAAGCCATCATCGGTGGCTGGAAATCTTTCGACAAAGCCCAAGACAAGTTATCCACTGTGGTTTGCACTGCCATGCAACGCTTTGTGGATACTTGGCTGGTGCAAGTTGGCAAAGATGAAAAGGCAGTCAAAGCCTTGGGCAAAGCCATCCGCGAATCGCAAGTTGTCATTGATGCCTGCGCCACTGGCCAGATGGAAAAGAAAACCTTTACCGAATATGCTCAGAGTGCCATGCGCGCCTTGCATTATGGGGTTGAATTCACCCCATCATTGAAAAATGACGAAACCAAAAAACTGCCATTCTCCAAAAAATCCACCCCTGCCACTGCCAAGGCCGGTAAGGTTTCCAGCACCACGCGTGAAGAATTGGACAAAACAATATCCAAAGCCATCGCGCAAGCCCGCATACTTGGATTGTCTGAATTCAGCGCGTCAATGGTTGACCTTGCGATTGAATCCCTCGATGGGTTCAAAGAAGTGACCGAATAAAGTTTCTCGCCCCTCCAGCCCGCTTCGGCGGGCTTTTTTTCGCCCTCATTTTTCTCCACCTGCGTGCGTATCATGCGCACGCTTTGCGTGATAGTAGTCGGACCGCGCGGGAGAGCGCGGGTGTGGGAGAGTGCGTGTGCGGGAGAGACCTCGCCGCCGGGCCCAGCA